GTTACTGATTCGTGTGATAATCTAACCCATTCCATTACGGCTTGGGCACCTGATGGTGTTACAGGATCATAGAGAGTAACACTAATATCAGACCAATCTGATTTACCCTTTACTTTTCTTTTCTTATTGATGTGGTCTAACACAACAATTTCGTTAGTGTATTTAGGGCGTTCTGCATTTTTTACGAGATATGCAGGAATACCATCTATTTGGAATAGAAATCTGTTCTGTAATTTAGGCTCGTATGCCTGATAGAACATTTCTGTTGAACTTAATATTGCCATTTTTCGTGTTGTTTATTCGTTTGTTATAAATATATTACTCTCCAAAAGTAGCTCCAGTAGGTAGGATAGTGAAGTCGAGAATTACAAATTCTGCGGTTTTTGTTGGTTGTAAATAAATAGCACCAATCATTTGGTTTCTATCAATTACATCCGGAGTGTTATTACTATCATCCATTACTACTTTAAACGCAAATAAACCTTGTCTTTGAACTACTGTTTCTAAATAAGGATTTATAATTGATAAAAAGTTATTTCTTGTAGCAGCAGTGTTTTGTTCAAATACTAATGTTTGAGCTACTTGACCAATATATGATTTTAATTGAATCAATAATCTTCTAACATTTACTCTATCTAAAGCACTTGCTTGACGTTGTAATGTTTTTTGTCCGTATACTACTGTTCCTACACCTGGGAATGAAGCAATTGGATTTACTTTATTCTGGTATAAACTATCTCTATTAGATTGAGATAATTTTCTTTCTGGACGAATTACTGTAGTTAAACCACCTCTATTAATACCTGCTGGAGCAAACCAAGGTTCAGCAGCATTATCATTAAATGCATAAACTCCTGGAATCATTGCTGAGGCTGGTACAAATACTTGATCACCCATGTCTGGGTCAATTGTTTGTAACCAAGGCCAGTAAGCAGCACCATATGATGAGTTTCTAGCATTAGCTTGTGTATTTGCTGCTGTAATAGTAGAAGCATAAGGAACTAAATCCATAATGTAAATACTATCACCTCTCATTTGAGTATTGTTTAGAGCAGTAGTCATTTGAGAAGTTTGAGCTGTATCGATCAAACCTGGGGTTACTAGTAGATTAAATTGATAGTCATCTTGATTTGATAATAAATTTAACATATTATCATAATCAGAACCAATTAAACCTTGAGTATCTGTAGAATTAATATCACCATATAGATTCATTGTTCTACCTGTAGGAATTACACTACCTACACCTCCTGTAAATGTACCAGCATATGAACCTGAACCTACTTGAGGCATAGATGCTGTATATTCGTTTTTAGCATTACCTGCATTATCAAAGTAATCTGGGGTCTTTTTATTTACAGTAGATACTCTAATATATCTAGAAGCATTAGCATATGAACCCGTTATTTCAATATAATTTTCTGTTGAATTATAGGTCTGGTATTGATCACCGATTATCTTAGCGATATAATTATCTGCTTTAGGATCTAATGATAAGTTAGTCCAAGATTCTAAAATGATCTTATTATTATCATTATCATTACCTTGTCTTACTAATAAATTAAAATTACCATCTGCTTGAGAAGAATTAGCAACTTCCCATCTAATATTATCAGTTGAACCTGATACTAATGATCCTGAACCTCCTGTAATTAAGTTTGTAGATCCTGAGTTGTTAAAAATAATCCCTTTATCAATAGCTTCAATTGTAAATGAAGTACCACTTCCTGAAGCTGCGATTTCAGCTTGGGCAAAATCCCAAGTTGAAGAACCTGATACTACACGTGTTACTAACATAGTGTTACCTCCATTTTGGAAGTAGTTATATGCTGCGATGTTAGTCATGAATGAATATTCATCACTACCACTATCAAATGTAGTACCAAATCTATTTTGGTAATCTGAGTATGAGGTTACTATTGTAGGAATTTCTACAGGACCTTTTACTGTAGGACCAACGATAGCAGCACCTACTTGAACAGGTTGCTGCGTGATAAATGACTGGTCGTTTTCTCTTGCTAATACGCCAGGTGATACTAATGTTTCTGCCATTGCCTAGG